AACTAATAAAAGCTTGTCTTTACCTTGTATTGCTCCCATTAATATTCCTCCTAGTAAAATCGCATCTCTAACGGAATTACACAGTGCCAGAGCGCGGTGTTTGTCGTTGTATCTTGCAGCATTTGTGGCTGTGTATTATTGTTCAATATTTTCCAGTTAAAGTTTTCCGATTGCCGAAAAGTCCTAAGTTCATGCATAATAGCGCCTTTCATATCAGAAACCTGCTTACGTTTTGTATGCAATCCATAAATGTGAATGGATAGTTGAATCGTTCCAAATAGTATTGATTTAGTCGCTGTTGGCAGTTCCTGAGATTCGCCTATGTAAACGAACGGATAAGGCGTTTTATCTGGTGGGAGATATGTGAAAACGTTGTATCCCAAACCTTGACAAATCTTGAAAACTTCATCATATAGTTCTTGATCCGGTTGTTTTATCATCATTTCACCAACCTTTGCATTTCTGCGATAAATTTGACTTTCTGATAATTAAAAGCATTCGAAATAAAAGGCTGCGCTGCTTGAAATCTTGTTCCATAGTTGACGTAAGGTGCATACTCTGCTGTTGGTGTTACCATTCCCACTAATCCTCCACTCATGATCGCCATAGTCACAGAACGTCTCATAAAGCCTGTATCAACAGGTGCCTGTTTTTGCATTTGATTTGCTAACTCAGCGGTGTTCGACTTTACGACCTTCTTTGCTGCTTCCAAACTAATCGCACGCTCAATATGCGCGATCAATGAGTCTGTTCCTTTAAACTCAAGCTTTGGTTTCATTAACGGCCACCTCTTGTACAATCAGGCTATGCCGTCCTGACGGATTTCTAGCAGTGGTTTCCTTGAATGTCTTGCCATCAAACTCGATATGATCAAATTCAGGTAAAGAAAAAAGAGGCATGGTCCGAATGACCTTTGCCCCTTCTCGTATATCACCGAAAACTTTCACACTACGTTCTGTACCAAGATCGGTCACATTAGCAACTGTTCCAGTTCGTTTTGCTTCGCCATCAACCCACTCGCCAAGATCTGGATCATATTTTGATTCCTTAGAACCTTTAACAAAGGTGATTTCATCTGTGTATCTCATAAGAATCTCACCTTACCTTTTCGTGGTCCAAATAATCCTTCGTTCTTAAACTCGTCAATTTCTCGACGATACTCAGCGAAATCAGAATCAGGAAAAACCATTGACAATCCCTCCTGCGAGTACGATTGCATTCCTTCTTGACCAACTCGATTGAATCGCTTCAATGTTACCTCATACGAAATATCTTGAAATGATTCAGGAACTGTTTCAACACCGAGCATCCCAGCCAAGCGGCTCTTTGTTCGTCTCTCAATCACTTCCAGTCGATCATCAATTGAGCCAGAGAGTAACTTTTTAACATCCTCTGCTATTGTTTCACCCATAAGATCACCGCCTATCCGGCTGCTTGAGCTGTAACTGCAATTGACGTCGTCAACGTTCCTGACGTAAAGTTAATTGTAGCTGTTCCAGCTGTAGCGATCGTGGCTTCAAATACTCCATCGCCAGTCTTGGCAACAGTAACGATTGACTCATCGCTAGATGCAGCTGTGGTTGCTGCAATCACTGTTGCAGAATCAGAAGCATCAGCTGGATCTGTAGTGATCGTAAACGTCTTAGTATCGCCTACCTTACCGGTCCAAGTTTTTTGGCTTGGAACGATTCCGGTAGCAGGCGCTACGCTTTTGGGCTGATTTTCGCGAAAGCTTCGTCTTTAACGATCATGAAACCTACATCCATCGTGCAACGCAAAGCCAATAATTCTTGTTCGAACAAATTGACTGGCGTTCCATCTTCATTCGTTAATGTTGACAGTTGTGCTTCTTCCGAGATTTTGAACGAGATATTAAACGGAATACCGTAGAACATATAATCGAAGTCTCCAGCGTAAAGATTGCCTTTTTCTAATGCTTTTAAGTCAGCGACAGGGAAACCATCAATCGTATTCGCTGCACGATCATAGATGAATTCTACATTTGAACCAACCGTTTGAGCGGCAGCACGCAGTTCTGTACGGTTTTTCCGATTTGAGATAAACGCATTTGGTTCAAACTCGTTTTCTCCTAGCAAATCTTCTAATGCTAAAATATTGTCATAGCTCAATGGACCGTTGATGACATTAGAAGCTGCGACTACTGATTCATCTAACGATTGTGGGAATGGATTGTCAGTGTTTAACAATGTCGCTGCGTCAAACTTTTTATAAAATGCTTCAGCAATTTTTGGCTGCATTGCAGTAAAGAAATCTGACATTTTGTATGTTAAATACTCACGTGAAACAGGAATGATTACACCCAATTTCTTAGCGACCATTGTTGCATTTAACCATTTTGGTTTAGACGTCTTGATCTTTTCACCTTCACCAACCCAGTATGCGCCAGGACCTTCAGCAAAGTATTCAAATTTCTTTTCCTTGTCAGTCATTTCTTCGTATTTCGCTAATTGCATGATTTTAGAGTTTTCCATTACCTCATTCAAAATTAGCGTGTTGTACTTGTCGGGGATTTTACCCTCTTTTGTTTCATAGACGGTTACGTTGTCGGGATTCCAAGTCTGAGCAAAGTATTGCAAATTCATATTCATTAATCGTTTGTTTTTCATTTAGTATTTCCTCCTATTTAATGATTCTGTTTTTCTTAGCTAGATCAGCTACAGTCTTTTTTGAATACTCGCCAGCTGCAAACTGTCCGCCCTCGCCTGGTGTAGTTTGACGAGCATTTTGTTTCTTGATTTTCGAAGCAAAAGCGATAATTGCGTTCGTGGCTTTCTTCGTTGCTTCTGCATCGTCGCTAACGAGCAAAGAAAGCAAATCATCATCAAAAGGCAACTCGTTCTCAGAGAGCATTTTAGATGCCTCTTTTGACATCTCAGTTAAAGTCTGCTGACGTTTCAACTCATTGATTTCTGATTCTTTTTGCTCAAGTTGATGCTTCAGCTTTTCTTCGGCGTTCATTTTCGCTAGTTTCTTCGCTTCTTCTTGCTTTTCCTCGTACTCTTTTTCCCAAGAAGCACGAGCTTTCTTAGTTTCAGCAGCAATCATTTTTCCTACTTCATCACGAGAAAAAGTTTTGCCAGTTCCTTGCTCACCATCGCCGCCTTCGGATTGTTGCCCTTCGTTCTGTGACTGTTGCCTTTGTTGAGAGTTAGTCGACGCTCCTCCATTAGCACCATCACCAGTACCGCCGTCTCCACCTTCAGCAAATAATTGTAAGTTCATTTTTAATGGAAATGCTGGCATTAATAAACGTTTCTTCATGTGTATTCCTCCAAGTGGTTACGCCACAACCCGATAAATTAATGGTTACGCCATTACTCGCGACAGCTTTCTCTTTAACGCCTGTAAGCAGTAAGAAGGCAAAATAAAAAGCCTCCGCATTTGCTAAGGCTTAAATAACTGTTTTATAAATGACTTTAGCACCCATTCTTTCATACCAACTTGTCTTTTCTAAGAGATTCGGTAATGTATGGGAAATCATCGAGATTGTTAATCTATCCATATCATCTCCATTGACTACCGCAACATGCACATGATTACCATTCCAAAAAGGTATCAACTCGTTGCTAATTAGTTCTTTTTTTGAGTTGTAAATCGGATTCTTTTTCCATTGTGTACTGTTCTCGGTTTCGATTGCCTTTTTGTAAGCATGTCCCAATCCTTTGTGAACTTCTAATACTAGAATCACTTCGTTGAAATCTTTCAAAATATCTCACCTCTTCCATCAACACCAAACCACCACTTCAGCTTTCCACCCGAATCATAGCCCTCTATAATTTCCTTTGTGCAGATAACTTGCCAGTCATTCGAATAGTCAAAAATCAATTTACCTTTTTCTATTCGTGTATTCTTTAAAGTAGGTTTCATTTCCTTTGCTTTTCTTCTCTTTGAATCAAGATATCTCGGCCGGTAAACCATCATTTTCACTCTCCTTCTATCTCTGTGAAAGGTTCATCTTGAACAAAGCTTAGATATTCAAATTGATCATCTGATTTCTTGAAGATAAATTTCGCAACTCTTCCAGTCTTAGTGAACTTGCCGCCAACAATATAATCTGTCGTTTTGAAATGTTCCATTGTAAATTTTGCATTTTCAATAAGTTGTCGATCATCAGTATGAATGTCAGCAATCACTTCTTTGATGTCTTTTAAAAATTGTTCTGAATTTTGCATTTCATCACTCTCTTTCTACGTGTGGCGCAGCGGAACATCTGCAATTTGCATGCATCGGACAAGCATTGATTCCCGCTGACATATCCTTAACTTTAAAGACTTTTTCGTTTAACGTAGCGCATATCGGGCAAGCATTCGGTTCAGCGATAAACTCATAATCTTCGATATCATATTTCTTATAGCTTTGCTTTTGAATCTCTGTTTGAACTCTAGCTGATTCTGTTCGCATCAGCCGTTCCGCTTCATACTTTCTCGAATCATATAGGTTACGAAGCTTTCTAGCCATGTCTCGCGGGTTCTTACCTTGCGTAACAGTCTGAACCAGCAACTTATCAAGATCCGCTTTGAACGCCTCCATGTTTCCCCAAATACGCTGAGAAAAGGTTGCAGAATGAAAAGAACCATTCACGACTGCATCTACAAAATCTTTGTAGCCATCGAAAATGGTTTCACCTAATATGCCAGCTTGCCGAGTTGCTTCAGCAAGTCCTTCTTTTGTTAATAGATCAGCAGTGTACTTGTCTAAATCATCGGCTAAGGCTATTAATTCTAGCCCTACTTGAGATTTTAGAAGTTCTAAACGATTAACCCTCATTGTGACATTATAAAGCCGTAACTCGTCGTTAGCGGTCTGTGAGAAGTCTTTCTCTTTAACATATTTCTTAGCTTTTCTTGCGAAGGCTTTAACGTCCATCTCCATTGAAGCTTTTTTTGCTTCGGATAGCGACACGCCTTCCTTTCCTGCAAATCTCGACCAGTTCGCATCAATTTCTTTGTTAATGTTGTCGATAGCAATCTGGAACCGTTCAGCAATATCTTTCTTCATTTGCTGCTCGCCTTTGATCATTTGTGCAATGTGTTGCTCCTCGCGTTGGCGCCAGTAATCTTTTGAGTTCATTACTCAACACCAGCTTTATCTTTCATTTCCTGCAAATAATTAGTTCCGGTGAAGTCGTAGTCTGGAACCGTTCTTTTCGGCTCTTCTTTTTTAACTTTGTTAATCTCGTCCTGCACACTTTCAACGAAAGAAGCCAGACCAAGTAACGTTTCTTGACTGAACTGCACACCAGAATCAACTAGTGCTTTCAACTCTTCGAGGATCGCCTTCGGTAAGTTCGGTGTAAAGCTGATTTTCAAACCTTTCAGATCAGCATTTGTTAGTTCACTTACTTCTTGCTTTAAGTTGAACAACAACCGATAGCGCCGTGTCAGCGATTTTTTAAAGAGCCGTTGTTTGGTCGCGGTCATTTGCTGAAAGCCGAAAAGTTTATACTTCATCGCTTCGCCTGATTGCACACCAGAAAACTTTTCATCAGTTAAGTTGGGAACCATAGCAGTTTCATAGATGTCGCTTTTGACACGATCCTTGTGCGATTCCACGCCTTGAACATCGTATTGCTTGTAGATGTATCCTGCAGTCACCGCGGTTTTATTTCCGTTAATATCGACACCTGATTCAAGCAGCAACATGTTTGCATCTTTCATTTTTGCAGCGTCATCGGCTGATAGACCTGCAGCTTCGATATCTCCGCTAATTACTAACAAAGCATCATTTAGGTCCGTCATGTAATTCGCAGTATCGGACTGAGCCGAATCGTATAAATCAATTTGAGAAAGAACATCTTCATATATTCCCATCCTAAAGCGATTGCTTGAGTATTCAACGACAGGAACTTCCTTATGACTATGTGACTCGCGATGATCCTCAACAAGCTTGATTGCATCTAGCTTCGTTTCTTGATAATAGATCGTTTCATCCGCTGTATAAACAATGGGCATTATTCGCATCTTATCAGCATTTTTATTGAACTGTGCCTTTGGATACCTAATTGCTAAGATTGGCCTGCGTTTCATTGTCAAATCGTAAACAACAAATGTTTCAAAAACATTAGATAAATCTACGTAATCTACGTCATCTTCATCGCGATAGTGGATTTCGTAGGCTCGACCGTATTTGTCAACGTCTAACCATAGTTCGCTATTTAAGCCATCAATATCGTTATTTGTATTGAACTCATCAATCGCTTGCTGACTCGTTTCGTCTTCAATCTCAACCTTGATTGGATTTCCTGTATTGTAACCAACATCAAATGTATAAATAATCTTGCCAAAGTTATGCGCCGCACGATGATCGGCTTTCTCTTTTTCTTTACGCCGTTTATTACGTAGAATATTCGTGTTACGAGCCTTGCTATATTCGTCTAGAACTTCAAGCCGCGGTACTTGATTTTGATAATGATCCATAATCATTGCAGCCAATGTGTCTAAATCATCCAGCAAATCTTCCGCAGACGAAAAGCGATAATGTAAGTTCGATTCAATCGGGAAAGTAACGTAATTGATATTCACGCCGTCTTTCGTATTTGAATCAATACCGTGCTCAAATTCATTTACCTTATCCATTGTTCACTCTCCTTAAAACATCCTCTTGATTATTTGGCGGGTTTCTTTTGATATATTCGACTTACGTTTCGCCCACATGTCTTCGTTAAACGCATATCGAGTAGCGTCGATCGTATGATTGTCTTTGTCTTCTAGCCGCGGCTTCGGATTACCGTCGCGATCGGTTTGATAATCGATATTCTCGAATTCTTTTGCAATGTTTGGCGTGCGTTGTGGATCGATGCAGATAAAATCCAAGTCGTCTAACCACTGCTCGCCGTATTCAACACTGTCAGGACCTTTTTTCACGCCTCGAACACGCTTGATACCATGCTCATTTTTCAGTTCTGCATTACTTTTCGGCTCGGCGGAGTCTGAGAATATCTCATCGTTTTGATAGCCTCTTACATGTAACATTTTTGCGATTTCACGGTTACTAATCTTCACGCCGTACATTTCATCGATAGCGTAAATCCCATTTTTCTTTTTGTCATAATGCCAACGAACGAACGCTAATGGATCAGTAGCATATCCGAAATCGAGACCATTTCTGATGTTGTCAAAGTTCGCGACCATCTCATCCGTAATACTTCCTGGTTCTACTTGAAGATTATCGAACGGAACAACACCTGAACCGATGGCTTTGCCTAAATACTCCCAATCATAACGCCTCGAATTACGTTCTTTTGTTGCTTCCGCCTCTTCTATTAAGGCTTTGGCTATAAAGGGATTGTCTTTATATGTTGTATGGTGGACATACGTATTTTTTGGCTGAAAACTAGTCTCGTATTTTTTATTTACCCAACTTTGTCTTCTCTTCGGAGGGTTGTAACTGTAAAAGAACTTATAAAAAAGACCATCGGCAAGCTCTCCGCGTAAAAGGGAGTTTGTAATGGTCGTTACATCTTCTTCTGTTTTAAACTCTGCTAATTCTTCTATCCAAGCTATTGCGAATGGAAATCTGCTATCTTTCAAAGATTTTATCCGTTCTGGATTCTGTGCACCTCGAAAGGTAATATAGTTCCCTCTGGGCAGATAGGTAATTCTCATTGGACTTTTATTGATCTTGAAATAGCTCGTTACCCCTTGTTCTTCGATTGCCCACTTCAACTGTTCAAAAACTGATAATTCAATCGTGTTATCGATGAATCTAATAGCAACCGCGTTGACTGGATACCTCATGATTAATTGTATGATTACATGCGCAATATCAGAAGATTTACCTGAACCACGACCGCCTTTTTCAACAATATGAAGAATTTCTGGATCAATTGCTGCTCTCCACGTACTATGAAAAGCTTTTGGCAAATACTCAGATAGTTTAACCATCTGGCTCACCACTGATGTCATCCTTAAATACAGGAGGCTCAATTGAAGTAATCTCCTTCTTATCAACAGGAGCGAATCCTCCACGATCAAGAATATCTTTAGCTGCGTTAAAACGAACCATTTCTGATCTGGCTGCTAAAAGCTTCAACATTGTATTCAACGCTTTACCTGATGACTTACCCATAATAGTTTTTACATATTCATCATAAGCATGAGTGAAATCTTCGTCTTTTAACCAATTGTAAAGTGTCTGTTCGCTTATCTTTAGTTCTTCAGCGATTTCAATCCGCTTTAAAGAGCCTTCGAACAGCAATTCTATAGCCTTATTATGCCTATTAGTAAGTTTCATAAAATCACCTCCAAACTAAAACAAACTAAACGTATTTTCTGATGTTTTCTTGTATATGAGCATCTTTCCAACGGCCGCACCAACAATAGACTAGCTTGCAATGATCAACCTCTACTGGCGTTGCCTCTCTGATCATTTCTACAATCGA